TTGTAGCAGACTGGAGAACTGTCAATGCTGTTGGGGAAACAACAGCCCAGTTACCAGCACCACGACGTGTGCGCTGAGCGATCTTGTTAGCAACACGGTTGATTAGAACTGCCAAAGCGGCATGCTCGTCACCAACGAAAGCGGCTGCGCGACCAGCCACGTTTTGAACTGCTGTTTGATCAAATGTTTCAGAAGCTGAACCAGCCAATGTGCGTAGGCCGTTTAGGATCTCTTGGTCGATCTCAACAGTGATTTCCTGTGCGAGAGCAGCCATGATTTCTGCTTCAACATCAAGACCGTGCATGCTCTGTGCGTCTTGAGCAGCTTCAAATGTCCAACGAGCAGACAATTTACGTGTCTTGGCTTCAACAACCTGTTTTAGGATTTGTACGTTGATCTTACGACCTGGTACACCTTCTAAACTGGATGTAGAAGAAGCTTTACCTGCTGTACCATCACCAGAGTAGGCTTGTGCTACTTTGAATGGGCTCAGTGCTTCGTCACCGGCTGTAACGTCATTGCTGGTACCAGTTGCATCATTGGTTTCAGCATAACGAACGCGGAGTGTGTGAATCTGAGCAACAGGACCGGTCATTGGCTGTACACCAACGATTTCGTTGGCAATAACTGTAGGCATTACTCGACGAATAACTGGAAGAATAACGCGGTTCAGTGTTGCTACGTTACCGGATGCTGTGGCACCTGCTGTTGCAGATTCTGTTAGTTGCTTGCGTGTGTTCTCAAGGATCACACTCATTGTGGTTCTCTTTGAACCTTGGAGGCCTTCCAACAGGGCTTCTTTGGTCTCGCCCCAGCGGCTCTCTAATAGTGCTTGTGTCATTTTACCTTTTCTCCTTTAGGGTAAGTTTCATTTAAGCCCTGCTAGACGCTTGATTTCAATAACATTACTGGTATCAAATTCAGCGGCGGTTTTAGCAGTTTTATCTCCAGTCACTTCAACACGGCTTTCGGCAACCATTTGCTTTTGGCTCTGTGGTTTACCTTGTGTGTTGAGTACAGCAGGAAGATATTTTTCGTATGCTGACTGAAGTTTATCAGTCTGCACCGATTCCAATAGCTCGCTCATTACAGCGGCCTTATCCTTGTTCAGCGGTTTCAAGAGATCGGCTAATTTCTCTTTGCGCTCTGCTAAATCTTTAGCAACACGGATTTCTTTTTCTTTTGATTCCACGATCGATTGCTTTTCAGAAACGGCTTTTTCCGCATTGGCCAATTTCTGTTCAGCGGCAGCGATAGATTCGCGCAGTTTAGCGATTTCTTTGTTCTCATTGAGATGAGTAACAGCAAATTCACTGGCGAATGCTTCAAAGAGTTGACGACCAAACATGTTTTCACGTGCGATCGTAATATCTTCTTTGAGCTGGACTAGTTCAGACTCTAGATTTTTGGTAACACTCTCTTTGACTAGACCGGCAGCCTTGGTTACAAAGTTCTTTTGTATTTCAGCCATCTTGCTCTTGGCTTCAGCTATCAAGCGAACTTTGGTTTCTACTACGGCTTGTTTGTCTTGCTCAAATTCCTGGATTTCTTCGGCGAGTGCTTTGATCACAAACTGCTCGAGTTTAGCGATGCTATTCTCGTAAGTTTTACGATCAGTGCGCAGTTCTTTGATTTCTTCGGCCAATTTGGTGACCATGAAATCATTGAACTTTTTAGAGCTTTCAGACATGTGAACTTTGAATTTCACACGATCTTCAGCCAGCGCGGCTTTTTCTGCTTTAAACTCTTCGATTTCTGCCTTGAGAGATTCCGTAACCATCTTGTCTAGAGCTTCAACCATCAATTCTTTGTCATGTTGATAACGGCCAGCGAATTCTTCACGCAGTTCAGCACGCACTTGCTCGCGTGCTTCACCAAGCTTGGTTTCCCATGCTTCGGCAATAGCCTGGCGGGTGTCTTCGTTGATGATGCCACTATCTAACAATGGTTTGATAGCATCTAACATCGGATGTTTCTCCTATAGTTTCAATTCATTGATAAGGCGTACAACTGCCTCTTTCATGTACTTCTGTACTCGTTGATCATGATTGGCTTCACGTGCCATTTCAAGTATCCCAACACCACCTCTCATATTCATCAAGCCTTCATAGATGGCTTTAGGATAAGCATGAGGTGCACTGGGCTGAGCGACCACATCGACTGTGACAATTTCAAATTCACTGACATGTCCACTACTTTCATTGACATTACCAGAACCACGGCTTGAAACACCGAGTTTGACCCCAGCTTCCAGCATGCTCTTAACGAGATTGCCCATAGGTGTTGGTAATATCTTGAGTTTTCCATGACCGCAAGGTCCATCCATCCACATTTCTGTGATCATATGGCTCACGCGATCAAGATTGATTTTAAGATCGTCGGGGTGATCAACTTCGCCTAATACTGAGTAACCACCCTTGACCTGTTCGTTGATGGTAGAAACAGCCTTTTCAATTTCGTGAATAGGATATACTCTCTCGTTGGCGTTTTTTACTCCGCCTTCGATGAATATACCCTTCATATAGAGATTCTTACCTTCATTCTCGCTTTCGACTACCATGCGAGCACGATCAAAGGTAAGATTTTCTCTGAGATATGCGGCCATCCCTTACAATCCTTTACTTGCCACCAGCTTCAACGCTGGACTTGTTTACAGCACCTTCTTCGCCAGTTTTGGCTGCGGGTGCCTTAGCAAGATCGGCTTTGGCACCGGGTTTGTTCTGAAACTCACCAGTGAATTCGCCTTTGGCTTTGACTGTACCACCTTTTTCTTCACCGCCTTTAGCGATATTAGAGGCTGTGCCACCCATATCGTTTTTACCGGCTACTGTTGATTTTGTATTGTCGGCACCTTCTTTGTTTGAAGGAGCTGCGATTTTTTCTACATACTCACGAAGTTTGTCTAATTCGTCTTGGCCTTCTTTGACTTCTTCCTCTTTTTCGTCGGATTCGTCTTCTTCTTTGGCTTCGATCATTGGATCTGCGCTTTCTTCAGCGTTGATTTCTTCGCTGCCCATTTCGCCCATGAGTTTGTCAAATTCTGCTTTGAGTTCATCGAGGGCATCTTCGAGATCCATAACGCGATCTTCAATTTCTTCGCCTTCGGCTTCTTCAGCTTCGTCGCCCATTTCAGCTTCGTCGCCCATGTCGATGTCAGCATCGGCACCTAGATCCATTTCAGCATCGGCACCTAGATCCATTTCAGCATCGTCTTCGCCTTCGATGTCATCTTCGCTGATACCTTCTTCATCAGCAGTGATCTCGTCAACAAGATCTTCAACTTCGTTGCCGCCCACGGTCTCATCAACACCTTGCTCGGCGTCAATTAGACTTTCGTAGATGTCACGGCTTTTTTCAACCACGATCTCGTGAAATAATTCACGAGCTTTAGATTCGTCTTCATTGATGATATACTCAATGAGTTTTTCGTACTTGTTCATGTAAAGGGACTCCTTTATTTGTGTTATTCCGTATGATTATTTACAAAACTACTAAGATAATGGGTTAAAATACCTGTTTTTTTAGCATTTTTATGACAGTTTTATGATATGAAGGTCAAAGACCCACAGGAGCGGCCGCACCACCTTCGACCTGTGGAGGTGCATACTGGCGATTGATGGTGTCAATTTTCTGCTCGTTTTCAAATTTACGCACATCGTTGACCATCCTAATCTTGTTGAGATGTGCCAGTGTTAGACGTGTTTTTCTCGTATCTTTGATGTCAATGGTGGTATGGTCGCTTTTTTCATCGCCATATCCCGGGGGTAGATCTTGGAAAAATTCTAGCAGATACATAACACTATTTAACCAAAATCTCTTTAAACCGCAGGCGCTGGGGCAGCGCCTGTTGGCATAGGTGCTACTCCTGGTGCTTCGCCAGGCATGGCTTCTCCTCCAGGCATGGCTTCTCCTTCGGCTGGTGGAGGAGGTGCAAATGCTTGAGTATCTGCTTCAATGCCACCAGGGGTAATACCAACGCTACGTAAACCTGGTGCATCCAATGGAGTGGATTCTTCTTTGTGCTCTTCTTTCCACAGTATTTCATTTTCAGCAATTTCAGCCTCGCTCATGCCTAGATAGCGTTTCATAAGATAGCGTTTGCTGAGATAGGGATATTGTTCAAGTTGTGTAAAAGTGTTAATGCGTGCTGAATCTATGTCGGCTTGGCGATATTGCGCAAAATTCTGTGGTTCTGTGAAAATTAAATCAAAAAGTTGATTATCAATATTGATACCACGCCAACGCATAAACAGTTTAAACTCTTTGTCTAGAGTTTCAATTATCATGCTCTGTAGTCGTTTACAGTATTGATTGAAACGCCATTCTTGTATGAGTGCTGTACCAACGCGACCATCAGTGACGCTCTGAGTGCCATCATCCATTCCGGTTGGTAGATAAGAACTGGGAATTCTCAAACCTCGGAATAATTTGTTGGTAAAAAATCTCAAATCAGTGATTTCACCAAGATTTGATCCACCAGCCAGTGTGTCCACCGACGAACCACGACCATCAGCAGTTTGCGGAAAGAAAAAGTCTTCATTGGTGCTGAGTGGATTATAAGTGGCATCCATCATGTTGGCACCACCGCCAGACTGTGTGGGGATCCTACGCTGATGTATTTCGTTTTTAATACGCTCAACAAAGGCCATGGCCATGTGTGGTGGCATATTACCTGTGTCAATTTTGAATATACGTCGTTCAGGCGCACGTTGAACACGATAGATGATGATGGCATCTTCCAGCAATTCTTTTTGTTTGAATACTTTGAAAATGTTTTCCAACACAGAATTACCAAATGGCCAAAATACATCCAATCCCTCAGTGAGACTGACATGTACCACATGTTCAGCCATTATGGCTGCTTCATTTTGCGCATGTTGGAAACGGCCGCCGCCCGAATATGGTGCGTTGGGCTGTATATAAGCGCCATTGGGTCCGCCCTGTTGCGGATGTGTCATAAAAGTGTCAGTGGCTGAAATAGCTGTCACTGTAAGATTTTGAAAATTGGGATTTATATCTTTGATTATGTACTGTTCGGGTTTTTTGCCTTCGGCTTCGTTGACGATGACCTTGACTACTTTGCCCATTTCTGTCCAAAACATTTTGAATGTTTCTGGGTCACGTATAAAAACCTGATCACCATATTTCAGTGTATTGCGAACGATCTTGAATATGCGTTTGTCTAATTCATTGAGTTTAACCCACTGCTGTAATTGTTCTTTGAGAATTTTCACTTCGTTGTCAGTGGGACTTTCTTTGAAGTATATTTCAAAGGGAGTGTTGTTTTCTTCGTTTTTCTGTGTACAAAATTCACCAAGTATATCCAACGCCGCATTAATTTCTGAATCCATGTCCATTTGTTCATATTGATTGTAGCGGTCAAGACGATTGGGATGGCCAATATAGACTTCTGGTAGATTGCTTTGCCAATTTCTATAGCCCGGATCTGGCATACGGCCATTGGCTCCTGAAATTGGGCTCATACCAGTCAGGGAATTATTGCTAAGGCCCGAAGTTCTAAAATATTTTTTCCAAGACATTTTGGTTTTTCTCTAGATGTGGTATATTTACCGTCACAACAGCGTTGTGATCATTTCTTGTGTTTCTCGACTGCGTTCCATTTCTCGTTTTAGTTCATCCTGTTTGGAGACGAATTGTTCTA